CGATCAACAGCACAACCGGAGGGATCGAATACCCCTACACTTCGATCAAGCCGCAGGAGGACGGCTACTGGCCCATGTGGAACGACCGTCCGACCGTGCGTGTCAAGGGAAGGTTCGGTTGGGACGCGGTGCCGGATCCGGTTCGTGAGGCGACGCTCCTGCAGGCGTCCCGACTGTTCACCCGCCTAGAGTCGCCGCTCGGCGTGGCAGGGTTCGGTGATGTCGGCGTCATGCGCGTTTCGTTTAGGGGCGACCCCGATGTGCTCATGCTCCTCGCACCGTTCCGCAAACTGCGGATCGTCTAATGGTCTCGCAGATCCGCACCGCGCTTGCGAACGCCCTTTCGTCCGTCAACGGGCTGAGGAGCTCCGCAACGATCCCCGACAACCCGCGACCCCCGATCGCGGTGATCATCCCGACGCGGATCGAATACGACCTAAACGCAAACCGTGGCGCAGACCAGTATGTGTTCACGATCACGCTTATGGTCGGTCGGGCCGACGACCGTGCCGCGCAGAACACGCTGGACGGGTTTATTGTCGGGTCGAACTCGGTGAAGTCTGCGGTCGAAGCAGACCGGACACTGGGCGGCGTGGTCAATACTTGCCGCGTGACCCAGATGGTAAACTATTCGTCAGTCAGCGTGGGCGAGACCGTGTACCTTGCGGCCGAGTTCACCGTGGAGGTTGTCGCATGAAGCGCAAGACGCGATACGAGGTGAAGTCTCCCCTGTACGGGGCGTCGGTCGGATCGGTGATCACGGCAGACGACCTGAAGGGGTGTAACATACCGGCGCTGGTTGAAGGCGGTCACCTCGCCGTCGTCACCGACACGAAACCCACAGCACCTATCATGAAGCACAAGGAGCCAGAGAATGGCGCGTGACGTCCTCACCGATGTGTCGGTGATCATCAACAGTGTGGACCTTTCGGATCACATCGCAAGCGTGGAACTGTCGCAGAACATCGACGAGGTTGAGACGACCGCGTTCGGTGACGGCGGCCGCACCCGCATCGGTGGTCTGGAGGACTCCTCCGTGACCCTTTCGTTCCATCAGGATTACGCTGCCGCGTCGGTTGACGCGACGATCGCCCCGCTGGTCGGTGGCACGGCGTCTGTTCTGATCGTCCCGAAGGGAACGGCTGGCACGGTCTCCGCGACGAACCCGCAGTATTCTTTCACGGTTCTTTGCACGGACTGGCAGCCGCTCTCCGGTGCGGTCGGTGACCTGAACACCGCCGATGTGACTTGGCCCGTGTCCGGCGTGATCACCAGAGGAACGGTTGCTTCGTGATCTCCATCACCCTGCGCGTCACGACAGACGGACGGTCTGAGGACATCGTTGTTGGTCCGAAGGTTCAGGTTGCGTTTGAGCGTGAGTGGAAGGTCGGGCTGCCGAAGGCGTTCGGCGCGGATCAGCGGCTGGAGTATGTCTACTGGTTGGCGTGGAAGGCGATCAAAGAGTCCGGCGCCGTTGTGAAGCCGTTCGACGGCTGGCTGGACACGGTTGAGAATGTGGAGATGGTGGGGGCCGACGAAACCCCTTTATGAAAGGCGGGATGACGATGCTGGTCGCCCAACTTTCCATCGCAACCGGCATCGCTCCCAACGATCTGCTTGACACGCCTCCCGACATCTTCCGCGCCATGATCAAGGTGCTCAACGACCGCGCCAAGAAAGAGAAGGCGGCGCGTCGTGGCCGATGACTTCTCCGTTGCGATCTACGGTCTGGTGCAGACCAAACGGCTTATGCGCGAACTTGAGCCGGAGCTCCTGAAGGAGATGAACCGCGAGATCAAAGAGTCTTTGGAGCCGGTCGCAGAACGCGCCAAGAGACTGATCCCGTCGTCCCCTCCCCTGTCCGGTTGGAACAGGGCGATCCACAACCCCGGATCGCGCCCGTCCTACTCGCCGTACGGTCGTCGGGTCGGGAACAAACTGGAATGGAACACGCAGGAGGCTCGCAGCCAGATCCTGATCAGCGCGGGCGGTCGTCGTGGACGCGGACGCGCTACCAGCGCAGCATGGCGTATTCGTTCGATGAACCCTGCCGCTGCAGCGTTCGAACTTATGGGTCGCGGTAAGTCGAATGTTGCGATGGTCAAGAATGTTGGTCGCAGGTACCCCGGCACGGGCCGTGTCCTTTACCGTGCGTTCGATGAACTCGGCGGGGACCGTATAGTTCGTAATGTCGTCAAGACGATCAAGCGTTTTGAGACAGAGTTTCAGCGCAGGCTGGAAGCGGGACGATAATGGCGATCAGCATCAATGTCGGCGCAAAGTTCAACGCGCGTGATCTCCGAACCGCCCGCAGGGAACTTGACGCTCTAGCGCGACAGGCAGAGACCACCTCGGGTCGCATGAGGCGTCTTGGCGACAGCATGCAGACTGCGGGCCGCAGGATGAGCGGTGCTGGTCGAACGATGACCCGTTCTATCACCGCACCTCTGGCAGCGATCGGCGGCATAGCGGTCAAGTCAGCGGCCGACTTCGAAACTTCGTTCGCAAAGATCCGTGGTCTTGTCGGCGTGTCTGCCGAGGAGATCGGCGTTCTGGAGGAGGCGGCGTCCCGTCTTGGCCCGCAGTTCGGCAAGTCGTCCAACGAGGCTGCGGAGGCGCTGTTCTTCATCACCTCTGCCGGTCTGCGTGGGAAGGACGCGATCGAAGCATTGGAGGTCTCCCTGCAGGCGTCCGCTGTCGGGCTGGGCGAGGTTGCGACGATCGCAGACCTGACCACTTCGATCATGAACGCCTACGGGTCGGAGACGGTCGATGCTGCGAAGGCGACCGATGTTCTGACCGCTGCGGTTCGTGAAGGAAAGTTGGAGCCGGAGGAACTTGCCGGTGCGATGGGGCAGGTTCTCCCGATCGCGTCCGCTATGGGGATCAGTGTTGACGAGGTTGGTGCGACCTTCGCGGCGATGTCCAGAACGGGTACGGACGCTTCGCAGGCTGCGACCCAGTTGCGCGGGATCATGACCGGCCTTCTGAAGCCGACCGCCGAAGCGGAGCGCGCCCTTGCCGAGATGGGGATGTCGTCCAAGGAGCTCCGAGACCAGATCCGCGAGCGCGGCCTGCTGTCGGTGTTGGAGCGTTTGACGGAGGCGTTTGCGGGGAACGAGGAGGGCATCGCAGAGGTCTTTGGAAATGTGCGTGCGCTGTCCGGTGTCCTTGACCTGATGGGTTCCAATGTTGAGGGAACCCGCCAGATCTTTGAGAACATGACGGACACGACGGGGATCCTCAACTCTGCGTTCAGCGCGACGGCTGATACGGCGGCGTTCCAGTTCCAGCAGGCGCTCGCAGAGTTGCGGGAGACGCTTCGCAAACTTGGCGAGGACATCATGCCGTTCGTGCAGCGGCTGGTGGACGGTCTGCGTAATCTTGTCGATCGGTTCAACGAACTCTCACCGGCACAGCAGGATCTTCTGATCAAGTTCGGTGCCGTCCTTGCGATCGCAGGACCGATCCTTCTGTTCTTGGGCAGCCTTGCAACCGCGATCGGCGTTGTCACCGTCGCCCTCGCCGGAATGTCCACCGCCATGATCGTCGCAACCGGCGGTCTTGTCCTTCTTGGCGCCGCGATCGGTCTCGCCGTCTGGTCGAACGCCGCACAGGACACGGACAGCAGGGCGCGTGCGTTGGAGTTGGAGGCTGAGGCTGCGGATCACGCCGCTGCCGGTTATCACGCTATGGCAGAGGCACGCTACGCCGAGGCCGCCGCGATGCGTGCGCGTCTTGACCAGCAGGCTCACGAGACCAGCCGGTTCCAGCGCATGGCAGAGGAGCAGCGTGCTACACGCGCAGAGCAGGAGGCGGCGGCAGAGGCGGCACGGCTGCTGGAGGAAGCAACCGCTGCGATGGGCGACGCGGTCGGTGGCGCAACCGACAACATCACGGCGGCAGGCCCGAAGGTCGTTGCGCTTACGGGAGATGTGCGTGATCTCCTCCGCGAACTGAACGACATGTATGTCGGCACATCGGATGCCGGTGACGCGATTGCACAGTTCTCCCGCGAGGTTCTTGCTGCGGGCAACATCACCGACGAGACGGTTCGTGCTGCGGAGCGTCTGGCGCAGGTTGTTCGTCAGGACATCGACCAGTCGCTTGCGGAGGGGAACCGGCGTCTTGACGAGGCGACACAGAAGTTGGAGGCGTACCGCGACGCGATCGCAGACGGGATCAGGCGGGGGAACACGATCGCGGACGCGTTCTCCGCGCAGAGCACCGCGCTGGACGAGTTGACGCGGGCAGAGCAGGAGTATGAGGCGGCGCAGGCGTCCGGTGATCCTGAGCGTCTTGACGAGGCAGAGAAGGCGCTGGATGAGGCGTCGAAGTCACAAAAGACCTTCCTCGGGTTTCTGCAGGTCGGCGTTGACTCCGCACAAGGCTTTGCAGCCCAGATCGACGCGCTGCGTGAGGCAGGCGCATCGCTGGAGGTCGTCCAACAGATCGCAGAGTTGGGAGCACGCTCCGGTGGCAGGATCGCGTCGGAGCTCCTTGCCGGTGGCGAGGCGGCGATCCGTCAGACGAACCGGATGGTCGAAGCGGTCACAGAGGCATCCCGCCGTGCCGGTGAAGCCGCAGCGCAGCAGTTCTTTGGTGCAGGCGTGAACGCTGCACGCTCGTTTATCGCAGCCATTGAGGACACGATCCCCGAACTTCAGGGTGTGCTGGACAGGATCGCAGATGTGATCGCACGGGCGATGGGAACCCGACCGGATGTTTCCCTCACCGGAGAACGCCGGTTCATCCAACCCGCACCCCCGACCCCCGCCCCAAGCGTTACGACTATTGGCGGTGCTGTTGCAGACGAGTCGTGGGTTCGTGGCGGCGCAGCACAGATCGCAGCGATCAGAGCAGTGCCGATGAGCGCGTTCGACAACTTCACCGTTCCCGGGCTCGCGGACGGCGGCCTTGTCACCCGACCGACCCTTGCCATGATCGGTGAGGCAGGGCCGGAGGTTGCGATCCCACTTGACAGGCTGGGCGGGATGGGCGCGACGATCAATGTGACGGTGACCAGCGCAGACCCCGAAGCCGTTGTTGAGGCGATCCGCCGTTACACGCGGAACAACGGTCCGCTTGGGCAGGTGATCTCCGTTTGACAACGATCAAGGTCGAATACGGCAAAGCGGTGCTGTTCGAACTTGACAGCGCGCAGTTTGGTGTGCTGGACCAGAACCTTCTCGGTGTCGGGGAGGAACTTGTCGATGTTTCCGATCGCGTGGTCTCGCTCAGCGTGCGACGCGGACGACAGGATGTTCTGGAACCTGCCAGATCCGGTCAGGCGTCTGTCACCCTCCGAAACCTTGACGGCGAGTTGGATCCGTTGAACACGGCCTCGTCGCTGTACCCCGGTGTCGAACCGGCGCGAACGCTGAACATCTACGCCGACAACATTCAGGTCTTTGCAGGCATTGTGGACGACATCGCGCTCGGGTTCACCGCAGGAGGCGATGCGACCGTCCAGATCATCGCGTCGGACGGCCTTTCACGCCTGTCTTTGGCAGAGTTCCCCCCAGACGGTCTTGTCGTCTCCGAACAGAACTCTGGCGCCCGTATCTCCGCTGTTCTCGCATCCGACACCGACTTCTGGACAGACGGCACAAACATCGCAACCGGCGACTCCGATCTCGCAGCCGGAACAGCAACCGGCAATGTCGTCCAATACCTGAACACGGTCGCCCGATCCGAAAGCGGCGCGTTCTTTGTTGGACGCGACGGCGACCTCGTATTCCGAAACCGCCTGTTCGCTGTCACCGCGAGCACGATCACCCTCTCCGACGACGGCGCAGACATCGACTACGAACGGCTGATCCGGCAGACCTCCGGCGAAAGCCTTCGCACCGTCGCCTTCGGAACACGCAACAATGTGCGCCGCGAACGCTCGTCAACCCTCGGCCTTCTGCGTTTCGGTTTCCGTGGCCTAGACCTCGGGGAGCTCCTCCTCACCAGTAACGACGCTGTAGACGACAGGCTCGACTTCGAACTGTCCCTCCGCTCCCAGCCCAACCCGACCGTCCAGCAGGTCGCCGTCTCCCAACTGCGGCAGACCAACACCGATGTGATCGGCCTAGAGTTGGGCGACCCGATCGAAGTAGAGTTCACGCCTCCCGGCATGTCCCAGATCACAGAGACCGGTGTTGTTCTAAACCTTCGCCACGACTTCACCATTGGTGCCGGTTGGCGCACGACGATCGGGATGCGACCCGCAGAGTTGTCAGGGATCATGGTTCTTGACTCGGGTAGACTTGACTTCGACGCGCTCGCGTTCTGATAGGAGCAAGCCGTGGCAGGGTTTAGAGATTTCCAAACCGGCGAGGTGCTGACCGCCGCCAACGTCAACGATTTTCTGGCGAAGCAGGCCGTGATGAAGTTTGCGGACGCTGCTGCGCGTGACGCTGCGCTTGGCACGGCAGTCGCAGGAGGGAACGCGCTGCGTGAAGGCATGGTCGCCTACTTGGACGACGAAGACCTGCCCTCCTTCTACAACGGCACCACATGGACGACAGAGTTCGGCGGTGGCGGGCTCGTCGCGGTGAAGCACGCGCTGTTCACAGGCACACAAACCAACTCCACCGCAGCAGGAGCAAACTTCGCGATTACGGACCTGACGATTACGCACGAGGTTGCCGATGCTGCGAACAAACTGATTGTCTCTGGGTTTGTTGGCGTGTTGGACGGCGAGGAGCAGGGTTTCGCCGGTATTGCCATGGCAGTCGATGGTTCGGTCGTGAACGTGGGGGATACTGCCTCAGGCAAAATCAGCACGTCGACCGGGGGTTCACTTCTCGGTACCGGCTTGGGTGGCGCGGTCTTGGCCCTGCCGCACAGTTTTACCTACGTCTATACGCCCGGTGCTGGCTCTAAGACGTACACGCTGCGTGCCTTCAATACGAACAGCAGTACGGAAACTGTCTACATCAACCGAGGCAAGGCTGACGATGGGCGCACAGGCCGAGGTGTTTCTGGTCTCGTTATTCAGGAGGTGAAGGTATGACTGATTACGCTGCCGTCCTGACCGCCCTCCATCCTGATGCGCTGTGGGGGCTGACGAACAACGACCTGTCGACACTGACTTGGGACGAGTCTAACGTCGCTAAGAAGCCGACTAAGAAGGCGCT